GTCGCGAACTGCGCGCCGTCCTTCAAGCCATTGCTGGCTCAAGGTTCTGGTCGGACGCAGATCGTGCGCATCAACCTGCTGGTCAGCAACACCAGCAACGTCGAGCTGCGCATTGACCCTACGGTTGTGCTGGCCACACGTTCCTTTGTGGATCTGCGGATTCAGGAAGAGCTTTCCAAACTCGACAACAAGCAATCTGTTCGTGCTGCCACCACCGGCCCGATTGTCCTTGCTGGCATTCAGACGGTCGATGGCATTGCGCTTGTCGCAGGTGACCGGGTACTGGTGAAAAATCAGGCCAGCGGCAAAGACAATGGCTTGTACTCAGTCGTCGCTGGTAATGCCTGGTTGCGCGTTGTTGACGCGGATGCAAGCGCCGAGGTGACGCACAACCTGATGGTCAGCGTCGAGCAGGGTGACACGTTGTTCGACACGCTCTGGCAGTTGACGACAAATGCGCCAATTACCTTGGGTACGACTGCGCTGGTGTTCGAGCAAGTGGCAGGTCCAACTGGCGTTTTACCCGGTACTTACAATCGGGTTACGGTAGACCGACGCGGCTTGGTGATGGCCGGTTTCAACCCGACCACGCTGGGCGGGTACGGCATTGCCGATGCCTACAGCAAGACCGAGATCGATACGCGGGTTGCGGCACTGCAGCCCAAGCTCGGTTTTGTTCCTGTGCAGCAGGGCACTGGCGCGGGCCAGCAGAACAATCAGGTCCGGCTCGGCTGGTCGGGTAGCGCGCTTAAAGCGGCGGTCGATAATACTGATTTAGGCAACCTTTGGTATTCGGGCAACTTTGACCCAACGACAAAGGCGAACGTCGGCAGTACGTTGTTTGCTTATGGCATTACCGATGCTTACACGAAGGCCGAAACTGACGCCCGTGATTCGGCCCGCCCGATTGGTGACGCCATAACGCATGTAGGGTTCGCGGCTGATGACACTGCATCGCCCTATATGCGACGTAGCAGTGATGGTGCGGTGTACTATCTACAACCAAAGATTTTATACACACCAGTTCAGCAGGGCACCGGAGTCGGTCAAAAACAGAACGCTATCAAGATCGGTTATTCGCAACCCGGCGTAGTCAAGTTAACGGTTGATAATAGTGACTTCGGCACTATCTGGACTTCGGGAAACTTTGATCCAACGAGCAAGGCGAACGTCGGCACCACGCTGTTTTCTTATGGCATTACCGATGCATACACGAAGGCTGAAGCCGATGCGCGAGACGCGGCCCGACCGCTGGCTGACAGCATCACGTACGTCGGTTTTGCTGGCAATGACCCTGCGTTGCCTTATATGCGTCGGGCCAGTGATGGCACTACGTATTTTTTGCAGCCCAAGCTCGCGTTCGTTCCTATACAGCAGGGCTCCGGCCCAGGACAGTCGAGCAACCTTGTTAAGCTCGGATGGTCTTCAGGCGGGCTAAAGGCTGCTGTCGATAATACCGATTTGGGCACGCTCTGGTATTCGGGAAACTTCGACCCGACCAATAAGGCGAACGTCGGCACTACGCTGTTTTCTTATGGCATTCTCGATGCGTATACGAAAAATGAAACAGATGCTCGGGATATGGAGCGGCCTTTAAAAAGTGAGGTTTATGCCAAGGCTGATGTTTATACAAAGGGGGAAACTGACTCCAGGCTTAATGGCCGTCCTATTGCTGACTCAATCACGCACGTAGGTCTTGCAGCAGATAACCCCGCTGCGCCATACCTGAGGCGCACAGCCGATGGGGCAGTTTATTTTTTAGTCAGTGATCAGAATCTCGGTCCAAAGGTTGCCGCGTTGGGTCTTGTCGGAATTGGACAATATGCGTTTGCGCGAGTCATTACCGCATACGGAAACTCGATTAACCAAGGCACATCAGTACCTGGCTCCAACCTTATTTTCAGCTCCACGGCTGTAGGCGATGGCACGAGCAGCAACTCCGGCGCTATCGCTATAGGTGTTTGGCGTGCTCAGGGTGCTTTCAACAATACAGAGCGCACGCTCTTTCAACGAATCCAGTAGGTATAAACATGTCCAAAGTATTAAGTGCTCGCAACCCGCACTGGTCTTCTCAGGCCCGCACTACCATCGAATTGATGGTGGCTTTCGAGGGGCTGGTGGAAACACATGGGGAGTTGCCGTTCACGGCTTCTCCTCACGACCCTGAGCCCCACGGTGTAGAGCTGTACGAACGAGCCGTGGCAGGTGAGTTCGGGCCGGTTCAAGACACTCCGCTTGAGCTGGTGCGCGTGCAGGTCATGTGCGCTCGCGGCGACCGCTCGGCTGCGGCCACCGTTCGCATCGACGCGCTGGTCAGGCAGTACGAGGAGCTGCTGGACGCGGTGGCGCTGGATATGGCGACCGATGCCCAGCTCGCAGCCATGCCTGCACTCAAGGCTGAAATTGATGCGCAGCGGCTGTACCGCGTGCAGCTCGGCCAGCTCGATACCAAGCCTGGCTATCCGCTGGACTTTGAATGGCCGGTGCCGCCTGCCGATCCATTCGTTTACGAGCCGCCCAAGCCGGAAGCTCCTGCGCAGAACGTCAGCGACGACGATCAGCAAAGCACCTAACGCCCCGCACTGACGGGGCGTTTTCTTACCCGCTATTCGCATTCCACCACCAACCCCGCTGATCGGGGTTTTTTCGTTTCTGGAGATCGTCTTATGAGTTTCTTCCACGGCGTGACCATGACAAACGTCGACACGGGCGCACGTACCATTTCGCTGCCCACGTCCTCAATCATCGGTCTGGTCGATACGTTCACCGAGGCCCCGGCATACAGTGCCAAGGCCAATGACCTGGTGCTGATCACGTCCGAGCGCGAAGCCATTGCAGCGTTTGGTCCTGACTCGGCGATCACCAAAGCCTGTCAGGCGGTGTACGTGCGGGCCAAGGCGGTGATCGTTGCTTGTGGCGTTCCCAAACTGGACGATGCTGCCCTGCAAACTTCCGCCATCATCGGCGGTGTCAAAGCTGATGGCACACGTACCGGGCTCCAGGCACTGCTCGATGGCAAGAGCCGCTTCAACGCCCAGCCGCGACTGCTGATCGCGCCCAAGCACAGCTCAATTCTGGCGGTCGGCACCGCCATGGCGGCACTGGCAGACAAACTGCGGGCGCTGCCGATCTTCGATGGCCCCAACACCACAGACGAAGCGGTCATGGCGTATGCCAAGAACTTCGGTGGCAAGCGCTCCTTCATGGTCGACCCCGGTGTCCAGTACTGGGATACAGCGGCCAGCAAGACTATAGATGCGCCGGGCTCTGCCTGGGTGGCGGGCCTGTTCGCCTGGACCGACGCGGAGTATGGCTTCTGGGCATCGCCTTCCAACAAAGAGTTCGCCGGGATCACCGGCACCACCCGGCCCATTGAGTTTCTGGACGGCGACGAAACCTGCCGCGCCAACCTGCTCAACAACGCGAACATCGCCACCATCATCCGTGATGACGGCTATCGCCTGTGGGGCAACCGCACGCTCAGCAGCGACCCCAAATGGGCGTTCGTCACTCGCGTGCGCACCATGGACATCGTCATGGACGCGATCCTCTACGGGCACAAGTGGGCGGTCGACCGTTCGATCACCGCGACCTACATCAAGGACGTGACCGAGGGCCTGCAAGCGTTCATGCGTGACCTGAAAAATCAGGGCGCAATCATCAACTTTGAAGTGTTCGCGGACACCGAACTGAACACGGCCAGCCAGCTGGAGCAGGGCAAGGTGTTCTGGAACATCCGATTCACCGACGTTCCACCTGCCGAAAACCCCAACTTCCGCGTCGAAGTCACCAATCAATGGCTGACCGAAGTGCTCGACTCTGCCGCTTAAGGAACTGCAACGATGGCGATGATTCCCGAAACACTGAGCAACCTGAACCTGTTCGTCGACGGTGTCAGCTTCCAAGGCGATGTTCCAAGCCTGACGCTGCCCAAGTTGACGATCAAGACGGAAGAGCACCGGGCTGGAGGCATGGATGCTCCGGTTGAGCTGGATATGGGCATGGAGAAGCAGGAAGCCAACTTCACAACAACGGGCGTGCGTCGTGAGTCGTTGAAGTTCTTCGGTCTGGCAGATGGCACTGCCTTCAACAGCGTTTTCCGAGGCGCGTTCAAGGGCCTGAAAGGCAAGATCACCCCAGTCGTGGTTACCCTTCGCGGTCGGCTCAAAGAGGTCGACATGGGTGACTGGAAGCCGGGTGACAAGTCCGAGATCAAACACTCGGTCGCGGTCACCTACTACAAGCTGGAAGTGGATGGCCGTCTGATTTACGAGATCGATGCGCTGGGCATGAAACGCGTCATCAACGGTGTCGACCAACTCGCTGCAGAACGTTCGGCCCTCGGCCTCTGATAAAAGGAAACTCCTGTGTCTCAAGCAAATACCCAACCAAGCTGGATGACCCTGACGGCCGAGAGTGTTTCGGTGAAGCTGTCCAAGCCTGCCGAAGTCAACAGCGTTCAGGTGGACACTCTGACCTTGCGTGCTCCGACTGTGCGAGATGTGCGTGCTGCGCAAGCGGCCTCAAACGGTGATGCCGAACAGCGCGAGATCAACCTCTTCGCCTCGCTCACCGAAGTGGGCGGTGGTGATCTGGAAAGGCTACCGCTCAAGGACTACAACCGCCTGCAGGCGGGCTATTTTCGTCTGGTGCAGGACGACGAGCTTTGATCCAGCACTTCAGAAGCTGGCGGCAAAGCGACTTGCAAAAGAGCTGGGCTTCTCGTCGGCGGAAATCATGTCCATGTCTTTCTCGGACATGATCTGGTGGCTCACGGACTGAGCCCATCCCAATATCTGAGGTGAGTGATGGCGAACAATCTGGCATTGGGGCTGGTGATTGGCGGCTCTGTCAGTTCCACCCTGGGTTCGGCCTTCAGTACCGTCGAAGGCCGTATCAAGAAGCTGGAGCAAAAGGGTAGTCAGGCCAAGGTGTTGAGAAACACCATTGGCGAAACCATGCGGCTGCGTGATGAATGGAAGAAGGCGCACGACAGTGGTGCTGCATCGGCCTCTGGTTTGCTGCGCAAGCTTGAGAACAATCTCGACACGCTACGTAAACAGGGTGTTCAGGTCGGCAAGCTCAGGCAGGAATATCAGTCCCTTGACCGTGTGGCCAGAAGCATGGACCTCAAGGTCAAGGGGCACCAACAGATCGAGCAGGGCAAGGCCGGACTCAAGTCCGGGATCGGCACCGCTGTCGCGGGTGTCGGCGCATTGGCCGTGCCGACCAAGATCAGTGCCGACTATCAGGCGATCATCCGGGACATCGCAATCAAGGCGGGGGTGGCCAACAAGCCACAGGAAGCGGAACTGACCACCTCGGTGATCAAGACTTCCCAAGACACGGGCATGGCCCGCAACGATGTGGCTGACCTGGTCAACAAGCTGGTCGGCGCGGGCATGAGCCTGGACAAGGCGCTGTCCTACGCGCCGGTGGCGGCGAAGTTTGCGGTCGGGCAGGGGGCCAGCGGCACCGATACGGCCAACATGATTCAGGCACTGCAGCAGAACGCCAAAATCACCGACCCGAAGATGATGGAAAAAGCCCTTGAGGCCGTTGCCATGCAAGGGCAGGCAGGTAGTTTTGAAGCCAGCGACATGGCGAAGTGGTTTCCGCAACTGCTTGCGGGTATGGGCAAGCTGGGTGTGACCGGCATGGATTCGGTGAGCCAGCTCGGCGCAATGCTGCAGGTGCAGATGAAAACAGCCGGCGGCTCGGATGAAGCTGCTAACAACCTGAAAAACTGGATGGAGAAGATCGGCTCCACCGACGTGGTGAAGTCTTACAAAGACGTTGGTATCGACTATCAGGGTTCTCTAAACACGGGCATCCAGAAGGGAATGTCGACCCTGGAGTCCAGCTTTGCGCTGGCCCAGCATTACATCGAAAAGACCGATCCGGCCAAAGCCAAAAAAATGAAGGAGGCCACGGAGAAGATCAGTAAGGAAGCTGATCCGAAAAAGGCGAAAGAGATGCTGGATTCGCTGGAGCAGGCGCTGCGCACCGGCGATCTGTTCGCCGACATGCAGGTCAAGGCTGCGCTGACGGCGTACTCGCAAAACCGTGGCATGTATGAGCAACTGAAAAAGGACGCTCAGAACGCTTCAGGGATTCTGGACAAGAACCTGGCCGAGCGGCGTGGCGCTTCGTCGCAGATCTGGGCAGAGACGTTTCAGGCCGTCAACGACTCGATGCGTAGCATCGGCGACGCCATTCGCCCGGTCACTGACGCAGTCGCCAAAGGTATCACTGCAACAGCCAAAGAATTCACCACGCTTTCTGATAACGCCAAGCCTGTGGTTCTGGCCATCGCGTTACTCGGTGGCGGGTTGGTAGCCCTCAAGTCGGCTGCCGGTGCATTCAAAATCGGCAAGGGGTTGCTCAACCTCGGTCGCGGTGCGTTAGGCGGCAACCCGAACAAGGTTCAGAAGGTCTTCGTCACGAACTCTGGCGATAGCGATGGCAAGCCCGAGGGCAAAGTCGGTGCGGTCAAAGGGCTGCTGGAGACTGGCCTCAAAGCCTTCAAGGGCAAGGATAAAGCCAAGGGCAAGGACAAAAGCAAGACTCAGGACGGTGACAAGGAAAAGGTTGACGGTGACGACGATGAGTCTGAGGAAGGCGGCAAGACGGGTTTTGATCCTGTCGAAACCGGCCTCAAGATCCTCGATCTGTTCGGCGAAGGCAGTGGCGACGGCGATGGTGGCAAAGGTGGCGGCAGCAGCTCGGAGCCGCAGAAAGTCTTTGTGGTAAATGCCAATGCTTTCGGCGGTGGTTCAGATGCACCGGGTGACCAGCGTCGGTCTCGCCGCGGTCGACGGCGAGGCGTAGCGGGTGGTGCCGGTGGTCGTCGTGGTGGTCCTCCTATGCCGCCGAGGCCACCTGTTCCATCTCCACCCCCTCCGGTGCCCGCTGGTCGACTGGCGCGTATGGCTGGAGCTGCCGGAAAGTTGGGCGGTCTTGCCAAGGTGGTTCCGGGTGCCAAGTTTCTGGATGCGGGCATGCTTGCGCTGGACACGTACCAAAACGCCGAAACTCAGGACGAAAAGGCCGAGGGCTACGGCGGCGCTGCCGGGGGATTGGCTGGCGCGTTGGCGGGTGGTGCGGCAGGTGCAGCCATTGGCTCCATTGTGCCCGTTGTCGGCACGGCTATCGGCGGGCTGGTGGGTGCATTTCTCGGAGGCATGGGCGGGCAGGACGTCGGTGGCTTTCTGGGCAAAGCGCTGTTTGGCTCAGACGAAAAAGCCGAGGCTGTTGCTGAAAAGCCAGACGATACCAAGCCGTCTGCTGCGCCTGGCGATGTGGTCAAAGCGATGGCGGCGGTTGGGCCACCCCAGGCGTTGCCTGCTGTCATCAAGGCCGCCGAGCAAAGCAAGGCCGAGCCCGCGAAGATAGATCAGCAATTCACCTTCTCGCCGAATATGCCCGTCAGCGTACAGGGTGATGTGAAGGATCCAGCACAACTGGCACGAGGGATCGCGCCGTTTCTTCAGCGTCAATTTGAAGAGTTCAGTCGGCAGGCGGCAGCCCGTCAATTGTTTGATGCCCCAGATGTGGGGTAAGGAAAGGTTATGGCCTATGCAGAGCAACTGCAGTCGTCGTTGAAGTACTTGATTACAGCGGGAGAGGTAGGGCGTCGAAGTCTGGATGACATGGTTGGCCCCTTGAATGGGGCCATCGGCGACATCACAGGGGCAGCATCAGAGCTGGAGAACATCCCTTTCATCGGTCCTGCCGTAGCCGCGAAGTTGCAGCGCACCATGCGTGGCATCAATGTCGCTCAGTCAAAGGTTGGCCAGGTGGTGGCGATGTACGGGCAGGCGACCAGTGCGGCGGCTCAGGTGCAAGAGCGCATGGGCACATTAAAAGAGCAAGCGTCCAAGGCGAGTGCTGCAATCAATCGGGTTGCCGGGAAGATTAGCCCGTCTCTGGGCAACATCGTACCCACCGGTAGTTTTGCCTCGCAGACCACGCCAGCCCCGGAAGCAGTAAAACCGTTTCCGCACTTGCTGATTATTCAGCCACTCAAGCCAGAGGCGCAACCTTACTACTTCAACCTGGACACGGCTGCCTTTGACGAGCTGCGCAGACAGACTGCGTTCCGTTGGGCCGGGCAAGAGCGTTTGACCCGCAGCATTGCGCAACAGGCGGTTGGGTTCGGCGACGACAAGCTGAGTTTGAAAGGGTCCATCTTTCCAGGCTTCAAAGGCGGACTTAAGCAACTGAACACGTTGCGCAGCATGGGTCGCAATCTGCAACCCCTCAGCCTGACAACAGGCTACGGAGAGGTTCTAGGCAACTGGTGTCTGCTCAGTGTGGATGAAGAACAGAGCAACCTGCTGGCCGGGGGTATTCCCCGCAAGCAAGGCTTTTCACTGGAGTTTGTGAGCTATGGCGACGATCTGCAGAACGTCTAACGGGGATCTGCTCGACACTCTGTGTCAGCACTACTACGGGCACCTGAATGGCAGCGTCGAAGCGGTGCTGGATGCCAATCAGGGCCTGGCAGATGAGCCGCAACCGTACCGGGCTGGCGTGCAGATCCTGCTACCGGATCTGCAGGTCAAAAGCGAAGAAGCTATTCATCTCTGGGGCTAGGGGCAGCCGGTTTACATCCACCCTTTATCAACGCTTGGCGGCGGATTCTAGTGAATCTGCCATGCCTTGCTATAGCTATTAAGAAGGTCCCATGAAGCCTGCATTCCGAATCGTTGCGGATCGCACCGATATCACGGCCTTGATCAATGACCGTTTGTTATTGCTCCGGACAAGTGACAAGCCAGGCATGGAGTCTGATGAGTTTGAGCTGCGCATTGATGATCGGGACGGAGCCGTTGCCCTGCCTTCGAGAGGCGCGGACATCGAGATTTACCTGGGTTACGAAGGACAGCCACTGACGCGGCTGGGGCTTTACACCGTGGATGACATTGAGTCGTCTGGGCCTCCCGATACCTTGATCATTCGCGGCAAGGCCAGCGATATGCGTGGCAGCGGCAGGACCACTCGTTCCGGCAGTTGGGAGGACGTCTCGCTGCAGCAGATCGTGAACGACGTCGCGACACGTAATAGCTGGAAACCTGTCTGTAACGTCGCAACGAAGGTGCCCCGCGCTGATCAACTTGACGAGTCGGACTATAACTTCATTACCCGGCTGGCCAAGAAGCATGACTGCACCGCCAAAGTCGCAGACGGCAAGTTGTTGGTGCTGCCACGCCAAGGCGGCGAGAGCGCAAGCGGTAAGGCGTTAGGCGTTGTGACGATTCAACGCCATGACGTAGCGCGCTGGCAGTTTCGTCTCAGTGACAAGACCACGCAAAGAGCCGTGCAGACCAAGCATCAGGACAAGAAGACGGGAAAACTGAAGGTGGTTGAGCTGACCAACGATCAGTCGCCTGACGGCCTGCCGCCCGTTCACACCGACCGCCACATCTACCCGAACAAATCTGCTGCAGAGCAGGCTGCGAAGGCGCGCCTTGCCGCATTCAATCGCAGCACCGCAGGCGTCCGGCTGGAAATGGCTGGGCGTATCGATCTGTTCGCCGAGCGGATGGTCGACGCCCAAGGCTTCAAGGTCGGTCTGGATGGTGAGTACCTGGTCGACTCGGTTGAACAGGTATTTACCCAGTCCGGCTGGACCACCACGGTGGAGTGCAACGGCGGCAAATCCGGCAAGGCCAAAGCGAAAGGCAAGAAAAAGAAAGAGAAGAAACCGGTCAAGGTTGTACAGCTTTAACCGGCCAGATCAGTACCTACTTATCAGGAGGACCACGCATGTCGATTACCACGCAGCAGCTGCTGCAGATCCTTCCCAACGCCAGCTCCCGAGCTGGCGTTTTTGTTCCTGTCTTAAACGTTGCAATGAGCAAGTACGCCATCGTCACCAGATTTCGCATTGCCGCATTCATCGCCCAGATCGGCCATGAGTCTGGCCAGTTGCGCTACGTTCGCGAACTGGGCAGCGATGATTACCTCGACAAGTACGACACTGGACGGCTGGCTGAACGCTTGGGCAACACGCCCGAGGATGATGATGACGGCCAATTGTATCGGGGCAGGGGGCTGATTCAGGTCACCGGCAAAGCGAACTACGGGGAGTGTGGCGAAGCGCTTGGGCTGAATCTGATCAATCATCCAGAGCTGCTGGAGTTGCCTCAACACGCCGCAATGTCAGCTGCGTGGTTCTGGCACCGCTCCAACCTCAACACGCTGGCGGACAAGGGCGACTACATCACCATCACCAAGCGCATCAACGGCGGCACGAATGGTTTGGCTGATCGTCAGGCTCTTTATGATCGTGCATTGAGGGTTATCAAAGACTGACCTCATCAACGCCGCTCATGGCGTAGGTCGTGCAAGTTATTCAAAGTGAAAAGAGCGACCAGTCGTGATGCGTCAACATCACGCCCGGTCACTGTCCCCGCAGATTGCCCCTGCAAGTCCAGCCAAGGCTCCCGCTTCGTGCACAAAGCGGAGCGAGCCTAGCACCTGTTTATATATACAGTAAAGGTCTTGCTATTTATGTCCACACCCATCGTCCCTTGGATGGGCGGCAAACGCCGCCTGGCCGACCGCCTTATCCCGCTTTTCCCACCCCACGAATGCTACGTCGAAGTGTTCGCTGGCGGTGCGGCCCTCTACTTCATGCGTCCCCAGGCCGCCCCTGTCGAGGTCTTGAATGACATCAACGGTGATCTGGTCACGCTGTATCGCGTCGTCCAAAACCACCTTGAAGAATTCGTCCGCCAGTTCAAATGGGCACTCAGCTCGCGCCAGGTGTTTGAGTGGCAGAAGATGACTCGTCCCGAAACCCTCACCGACATCCAGCGCGCTGCCCGGTTCTTCTACCTGCAGCACCATGCCTTCGCGGGCAAGGTGAGCGGGCAGACGTTTGGCACTGCCACGACCGGCCCGGCCATCAACCTGCTGCGGATCGAGGAGAACCTGTCTGCAGCTTGGCAGCGTTTGTCAGGTACATACGTGGAGAACCTGCCGTGGCTAGATTGCGCCGAGCGCTACGACCGGCCCCACACCTTCCACTACATGGACCCGCCTTACTGGCAGACGGCTGGGTACGGGGTGGATTTTTCGTTTGAAAACTATGAGCGAATGGCCGACTTCATGCGACGCTGCAAGGGAAAGGTGATGGTCAGCATCAATGACCACCCTGACATATGGCGCGTGTTTGAAGGCTTCCATTTCGAAACGGTCGATATTCGCTACAGCACGGCAAACCAGAGACAGGGGAAGGCTGATGTCAGTGGTGAGCTGGTTATCATGAATTGGGAGCCTGCCGCGCTCGGTGGGTTGTTCTGAGGTTTGGCTTCAAGTCGGCCAGCGACCAGTACACCAGAATAGAAGCTTGATGGTACAGTATGCTAACGCGATCTAAATCATGGATGAGTTCATATGAATGATTTTTGCACGCCTGAATCCAACGGTAGTCCCACTTGGGGGCTCTTTGATGTTTTTGTTTGGAAATTAGTGCCAGCACGATTTGGTGGAGGGCGAGGCCATATCCAGCGCTTCAAAGATACTTGGCTGATACACAATAAGCAGTTTATCAAGGCATCAGCCGCAAAATACTCGCTTCCAGTTGAACTGTTGGCTGGTGTGTGTTGGATAGAAACCGGAGGAGATCCAAATTCTGCCGATAGAGCAGCATTCGAATTTCGAGCGTTCGATCATTTGGGCAATTTACCGACCGTAATTACGCCGCCCCCAGCCAAAACTAGTTTTGGCTGGGTAAGTGTGCAGCTTAGAACGGCAGCAGTTACATTAGGTCTAAACCCAGATGACATGTCTATCAGCGAGTTGAGAAGCTTAGCAAATTGTTTGGAGCAGGATGTCTATAATATCGATCTGGCTGCGAAGCACTTGCGGCTGCTTGCTGATTACGACAAATTTACCTCCATCGGTATGGACGAAGTGCGTATCATTGGTGCTCGATACAATCGAGGGACAAACCCATCTATTGAAAAAATAAAAGAAGACACCAGTTACGGGGATTTTATTGTAAAAAGGTGGAACTTTTTTGGTCAGCTTGTAAGGTAGCGTATATGACAGCTAAAGGCGTTTTTATAAGAGTTTTATTGTATGCGGTTTACGTATCCTGTCTGCTAATGTACATGATGTTTCATGGGTCGCAATACGATTGGATGGAACCAAGCTCTATCGTGCCGCATATTGAGGACAGGTCCAATACCCGCGGCGATATAAGAACCATGACTGTGATCATTGCTTTTTTTGTGCAGTTTTTGATTTTCATAAGTTGCACTAGAAAGGAGTCAGTGGTTACCGCTGCTATTCTTGCTTTGATATTTGCCGTCTACTGGTGATTTCGGTATGCCCGCCTAATTGGGAGGCGGGCTCCTGCTGTGGCAGGGTGCTCAAGCCAATGTCTTATGCAAATGGCTTATTCGCAGTCCTGTCCCATCCGCCTGATACGATCCCGGCATTACCACCGTCAGCTCGGCGCTGCTGCGAGTACTCGAATTTTATTCGTCCATAGTTGAGGGTGATTAACTCTACAGGTAAGCCTGCATTCTCTGCTCCATTACCGCTGACGGTTGATATCAAGACTTCCTCAAGAACGATATCGAGATATTTGAACTTCTCTGTGCCTGCTCGGTGAACACGAATAGTCACTTTCTTAATATGCGACCCACGGCAGCAAAGCTCAAACAGTTTTGGCGTTGCTCTGTCTATGTATTTACTTACTTTAAAGTCGCCTAGAGTAACGCCGCCTGCGCTTGCGCCGCCGTTAGAGCTGGCGGATGTACTGATCGACTGAACCGCGTCGTAATGGTAGGACAACAGCTCTACCCATCCTTTGTGGTCGGCGTCCAAAGACTCGCCTTCTACACCATCTACTTGCATAAATGCGTCAAACGACATTTCAGCTTCCTGCTTTTAAAAATTTAGAGCCTCCAGCCTAACTGATAGGTACAAGGTATTGCCAGCCCGGCTTGGCCTAAAGCGTAAAAAAGCGATACCGTTTCGCTCCTCCACTGTAGAGGGCGAGTTAGATCCGGCTCATGGGTCCGTGTCTTGCGCACCGCATTTCCAACTGTTTGACACTCAAACTCGTCGAAGGGCTTGCTGCACTCTCGACCAATTCGGCAGCTCGTGCCCGTAGGTAGAACCAGCCTTTCGCAGGCGCAAGGGCATGACCCGTAGGCCATAGCTCTTTAAAGAATCTGCGCGCCATGATCGCCTCGACGCTTGCGTGAATGGGGCTGGCCGTTTTCTCTGACGATCCTCCAGAAAGAATGAGGCGCCGCACACATGTTATCCCGCTCACCAAGCAAGCTCTAGAGCTTCTTGAGGCTATCAAGCCTTTCAGCGGACACCGTGAATACGTGTTTCCCGCTGATCAAAATCCACGCACTCATTGCAATAGCCAGACCTCCAATATGGCGCTCAAACAGATGGGATTCGCGGGCCACCTAGTCAGGGTATGCGGTCAATGGCCTGCACCATACTGAATGAGCAGGGCTGGGACCTAGAATTGATCGAAATTGCACTCGCGGATTTCGATAAGGACGAGGTACGAAGCGCCTACAACCGAGCTGACTAAATCGAGCGCAGGCGCCCAATGATGGAATGGTGGAGCGAACACATTCAGCAGGCTGATACCGGGAGTCTATCAACTTCGGCAATTATCAAAATGGAGGATTATAAAATCGCGCGTGCTCAAGAAAACACCCACAACCATGAATAAAGCGAGCGCGGCTTACGACCGCACTCTAAATAATATATCTTCGAACAGCCGGTGATTAGGGTTCTCGTACCCAAGATACTCGCCTGATTTAAGATAAGCAGGAGACAATATCCGCCTTTTAAAATCATCCCTTTCCAAAACACGATTTATGGGTTTAAAAAGCGCGTCAAGACGGGGCTATTAGATTGATTGGTATCTAGGGAGACGCTGAACAATTAACCCGTTCGCACCGTCTTCATTTCCAAGCCGGTTTTTTTCAACCTGCCGGCCTTGTTTTGCGTTTCTCGGGCAGATTTCTGCCCTCCTTTTGCTGATTGGCGGGCCAGTCCCGCCTT